GACGTGTGCTCTTCCGATCTCGCCGTCAGGGGTCGCCATATCCGCCGTGCAGTAGTCGCATTTCGTGGGGCTTCCGATGGCCCACATGTCGAGCGTTTCGACGTGGATAACCTTGAATCCTTTTTCGTTGCTGACGATCTGTGCCATGTCGTTACGCTGTTTTAAGTTCGAGCGCAGCCCCCTCGACCACTTGCAGGCGAATGACCTGCGAATCGAGCGCAAAGTCGGTCTGCGAAATACTTTCGGCATTGTCGATGAAGACGGGTGCGGTTGCGCCGTAGTAGCGGCAGAACGTGCGAATGATGTCAAGCCCGGCGAGTACCTGCCCGGCGCTGTTCAGCGAGTTGAACGGCACGCCGTCGATGGTGGCGACGCATGTTTCGACGTCTGCGCCCTCGATGGTCTGTTCGTACATTCGCCAGCGCACGAGGTCGAACCGCGAATTTATCGCCGCTTCGACGGCTTCGATGTCTGCTTTCGTGTAGGCCGCCGCCGCAAATTCGAGGCGTTCGAGTTCGGCTATACGTTCGGCGATCTTCTTTTCGGTAGCTTTGGTTTCGTCTATCAATCGCTGAATTTCCGTTGTGCGCTCCTTGTTGGCAAGGCGACGGCGTAGGTCGGCGGTTGCGGTTGCGAGGTTCTGACGCACCGTGTCGATCTGTGCGGATACCCGGCGGCGTGCCGTGAGCGTAGCGGCCGTGATTTTCGTGGTTGCCGAGGTTTCGAGGGCGGCTTGCTCGCGGGTCAGTTCCTCGGTGAGTTTCCGGTAGGCGGGGGATAATTTCGCCTGTTCTTCCTCCGTTTCGAGGTCGATTGCGGGAACGTCTTTCGCGGTTGTGATAGCCAGCGTCGCAGCGTGATGTTCCGCACGCAGTTGCGATAGGCGTTGATCGAGCATTGCGATTTCCTGTTCGGTGGTCGAAACCAGCTTTGTTAACTTGCTGTAAGTGTCCTTTTCGAGATTGGCGTCGGCGATCAACTTGTCGAGTATTTCGCGCTGGTGCTTTTCGAAGCTCTCGCGGGCCGCGCGGCGGGCTTCTTCGATGGTTTCGGTGGGTAACGGCTGGCCGCAGGCGTAGCAGGTGGTTGTGTCGACATATTCAAATGCCGCCTTTTTCTCGGCCTCGTATTTCGCACGCATAGTATCGAGCGCCGATTTGATATTCGCCTGCTTCTTTACGCAGGCTTCGAGGGTGTCCCGTTTCGAGTTTGCCGTCGTTTCGGTTTTCTCGATTTCGCGCAGAATTGAATCCGCTTTCTCCTGTGCGTCCATGATGGCCGCGTCGCGGTCGGAGTTATACCGACGGGCGGCAGTCAGTCGTGCGTCGATACATTCGGACAACGACTTTTTGATGTCGAGCACCTTTTTCAGTCTTCGGTCGTGGGCGGCCTGCGTTTCTTCGTCTATTTTCGATGCGTTGGCGATCTGCGCGTCGAGTGCGTCGATTTGCCGTTGGTAGGCAACGATCTCGTTTGCGGCCACAGATTCGCGTTGCACGATTTCCTGTTCCAGCGCTGTGTAGTCTTCCGTCGGCGGCATCGTGTTTTGATATGCTTCGATCTTCGGGGCGAACGTGTCGAGTTCCTTTTTGTTCTTGCGCTTTTCGGCCGCCAGTCGCGCTTTGAAATCTGCGAGGGGTTCGCCGTTCATTTCCGCGAGCAGGTCGGCAAACTGTGCCTGTATCGCCGTGCGGTCGATGTTATCCCCGACGAGGGCTAAAAGTGCGGCGCGGCGGCCTTTCCAGTCGACGCGAGTATTGAAATACATCGGGTCGGTCAGCATTCGGAATACGTCGTCGTTTATCCATTCCGAAATGATTTTGTCGTATGCCGTTTTGGTTCCGACCTCCACGCCATTGACGGCAAATGCGCTTTCGTGTCCGACGAAACGCAGATCGGACGACCCGCGCGGCTTGCTCCAAATCTCGCGGTACGTGCGGCGCAGCGTCTGTGTGGAGCCGTCCACGTCCAATGCCACCTCGACGAAATGCTCGGCGCGGTGCATCGGTTCGCCCGTGGCGTCTATTGTCTTGATGTCGATGTCGGTACTGTTGTGCGAATCCTTGCCGAACAGTACCCACGTCAAGGCGTCGAAAATGGTTGTCTTTCCCGTACCGTTGTCGCCTATGATCGTGGCGTTACGGCCGTCGAAATCGAACGATACGTCGCGCAGTCCTTTGAAATTGCGCAGGGTAATTGATTTGATCTTGATGTTCATAGCATCGTGCGTTTTGTGATGATTGGTTATTATGCGGTTTTCCTTTGTTCTCTGATTATGACTGCGGAAAGCGTTACGAACGCGGCGAATGTTACGGCGACGGTGGCCCATGAAATCGGGTCTGCATCCATCGCTCCGCCGAGCGCGACCAGCGACAGCCACCACGGGATAGCTAAAATTTTGGTTTTCATGTCTACTTGTAGTAAAAGGTTATTTTCAAGCCGCGCCGTAGTTTGCATTCTACTTTATCCGCCTTGCTTCGAAATGCCCGGTCAAGCAGGTTGTTTGCGAGTTCGCTCCCCACCAACCCGACGAATCCCGTAAAGCCTTTGAGTTCATGGATGCCGAGGCCCGAAACCTTGATGCGAAAATTCCGGTTTACCTCCCTTGATGTGTATTTGAGTGCATGCATGTTATTTTTATCGAATTTCCTGTTTTATTGACTTTCGGGCTGTTATCGTGTATTCGTCCGTTCGGCGCGGTAAAGGCTGCGAAACAGCTTATTTTGCCTGCTCTTGTCGTCCGTATTTGCCGATGATTTCTGCGCGTTGCAGGCGTTCGGCTTCGATAAGGGCGACGAATTCCGTGCGGCTGTATTTGATCGGTGAATTCGGGGCCGTTCCGAATCGCTTGCCCTCGATCTTCCCATTCGGGGCGATATGCTTATCGACCCAGCCCCGGCCGAATTCCCGATACAGTGCGCGTTTCGTTACGAGGTCGGCGGCGGGTTGCTGGCGCTTGATGATTGCGCAAGCAACGACATCGGCAACGTGGACGAGGCAATGCTGCAATTCGTATAATTCGGGGAGCGACATATTACGAAAGGCGTTTAATTACGATGGTGGATGCCGAAGCGGTTCGGGCCTCGAATTTTGCCTTGCCGTTTCTGTTGAAACGGCTGACGGCGTTCATGTATGATGCGTAGTCGCGTCCCGTCAGCGTGAATTCGTGTTCTTCTCCGACGGGAATAGCGAGCATTGTCGCCACGTAGTCGGTGCGTTTGATGATTGTGCCTTTTTTCATTTCTGTTTGGTTTTTGGGGATTAAACCCGCGCCCCCGTAAAGGGCGCGGGAATGATTGAACTGTGAAACTATTCCTTGAAAGCGGAAACCGGACGCACGGCGTACGTGAGATACTTGTTGTTGTTGCCCACGCCGCCCGCGTTGCCGCCGTAGACGAACGCGCTGCCGGAACTGTACTCCGGGTCGGGGTCGGCTTCGCTCGTCCAGCCGATAGTCGTTATAGGTTTGCCACCGATCTTCTTGAGGGCTTCGTCGAGGCCACGGAACCGGGCGTCGTACATTTCGATTGCTTCATGCCGGGTCGGGCAGCGGAAGCCCTTGCGGTATTCGGCGGCAGCTTTCTGTGCGCCCTCGAAATTGAATCCGCCCGGTAGGTCTCCTTTGGCGATTTCGAGCATTCCGAAATCGGTTACCAGTACGACGGCCTGTGCTGCGGTCGGGTCTTCGCGCTTCACCCATTCGTCGACGGGGATAAGGTTGCGGTGTTCGTCGGGAATGTAAATTCCATTTTCGATGTTGTTTTTCATAGTGCGTTGTGCGTTAGTTGTTTAATAATATGTAAAATAGCTATGCCGAAAGGCCGTTGGATAACCGACAGAATGGTCGAAAAATCGTCGACGTCAGCCGATGTGAAATTCAATACCTGTTCGCCGCGGTCAGTGAGTCGAAATGCCGTTCCTTTGTTCGATGATTCACTCGTTATCAGTCCTGCGGCGCATAGGTGGCCGATAAGAGTGCGCATTTTACCGTGGCTTATTCCGATAAGTTCGGCAAGTCCGAGCACGCTGCCCGTCGCGCTGTTAAGTCTCGTTGTGTTCATCGTGCGTTGTGCTTTATGTGATAATAATGTATTGCATTAAACAATTTTTGTTATATTTGTGCGTAATTCATGCGTAATCCCTGTGAATTATGATGCAAATATAAAGCAAAGCATCATATTATGCAAACTTTATAAAGCGTTTTGTGAAATTTTTGTGAAATTTTTTTATATATGACTATAAAAGAAAGACTTGTCAAGTTCGCTAAATCGAAAGAGCGTTCTGTGCGTGCTTTTGAGCGCGAAGCAGGGCTGACGATTGGTTATGTGAACACAATCCGCGTATCTGTTCAGCCGGATAAACTACAACGCATTGCATCACGTTATCCTGACCTTAATACAGAATGGCTGATGACGGGCGTTGGGCCTATGACCCGCGGCGGCTCTGTGAAGACCTCGACGGCGACAAACAAAGCCGAAACGCCGAATGTATTAGATCGGAAGAGCGTCGTGTAGGGAAAGAG